TCTCCGGGCTGCTCGAAGACATCAAGGAAGTGCAGGAGCGTGTAAAGCGCACCTTCTTCAACGACCTGTTCATGATGATCTCGCAGCTCGACACGGTCAGGACCGCGACCGAGATCGACGCGCGCAAGGAAGAGAAGCTGATCCAGTTGGGGCCGGTGCTCGAACGCTTCGAGAACGAGGCGCTTGATCCCGTCATCAATGCGACGTTCGACATCATGCTGCGCGGCGGTCTGTTGCCTCCGGTCCCGCGTGAGCTATCCGGCCAGAAGATCAAGGTCCAGTACATCTCGATGCTCGCCGAGGCGCAGAAGGCCGCGAGCACGGCGGCTATTGAGCGCTTGATCGGGCTGACCGGAAACATTGCTGCTGCTGTTCCTGAGGTGCTCGACAACATCGACTTTGACGAAACGATCGACGAGTACGCGGACATGCTCGGCGTCTCGCCGAAGATCATCCGCTCGACGCTCAAGGTGCAGCAGATTCGCGCGGTGCGCAGTCAGCAGCAGCAAGCCGATCAGGCGATCCAACAGAGCACGGCGGCGGCGCAGGGCGCCCAGACGTTGAGCCAGACCGACGTCGGCGGCGGACAGAACGCATTGCAACGCATGTTGGGGGGCGCATGAGCGAGAAACTTTTTGACCCGTTGGAGATGCTCGATCAGGTTCGACCGGACGCAAGCGCGCGCGATCGGCGCCTGTTCGAGATGCGCCTCGCGGAAGAGTACGAGGCAGAGCGCAAAGAGCAGCAAGCGAAAGATCCGATCCTTGGCCGTCCCGCTATGCCGGATGCGCAGCTCGTGTTCAACGCGTCGACGAATACGGCAGGCGTCGCGATCCGTGGCGCGAAGTTCATCTGCACGCTGCCGAAGGGATACGGCGGTCCAGGCTGCGAGCTCGCGCTGATCGACGGCGGCCGGATGATCGTCGTGCAGCCCGACCACGCTCCGCTCCTGATTGACCCTCAAACCGGAACCACGAGGAGGCTGTGATGGCTGACATCCCCGCACAAGTACTGCAAGCGCAAGCCGAACTACAGGCGCCCGGCAAGAAGATCGGCGAGCAAGACAAGGCGCCGATGGTCGCGAAGGACCGCAAGCAACCGGGCGTGAAGAAGAAGTCTCCCGCGGCCAAGGTCTATCCCAAGTTGGCGAACGACGGCGATGGAGACGAATGTTGAGCGCGATGGCGATCTACAGGATCTACCTCGACGCCGGCCCCGTCACGGTGAAGGCTGACGAGGCGCATCTCGATGCCCAAGGCTTCCTCGAACTGTTCCTCAACGGCCGACAAGTGGCTGTCTTCCGTGTGTGGAATTTCTACCAAGTTGAATATCGCGATAGCGAAGGAGAGTGACCCTGATGGAACCCGAAGCCCAACACGCCCACGTTGAGCACATCATCGAACGCAGTGGCGATGTGATGCCCTCGTACCTGTCCGAGAAGATCGGCAGAGACTACGGCGCTCCGTATGGCGGATGGACGAACGAGCGCGAGCTCGCAACCGTCTACACCGAATCCAGAGCGAACGAGATCCTTCGCGGTCCGCTCTCCCATGTCGCTGTGTTCTGCAAGGTGGTCACGAAATGAAGAAAGTCGCAATCTGCGTTCCCTCGGGTGACATGGTGCATGCCGACTTCGCATGCGCGCTCGCGGCGCTCACGTATCGGTGCGGTCCCGGCCTCAAGGTGGATGGCATCGAGCACGATCCGATCGGCATTGCGCTTGTGAATATCAAGGGCTCGCTCGTCGTGACCAACCGCAATAACGCGGTCAAGGAAGCGAAGAACCTCGGAGTGGATTATCTGTTCTTCGTCGACAGCGACATCGTCCTGCATCCGTGGACGTTGCGCCGTCTGCTATCGCTCGACAAGGACATCGTCGGCGCGACGTACGTGCAGCGCGAGGAGCCCGGCATGCTGCTCGGCAAGACGGTCGATGGAACGATGCTCGCGCAAGCCGCGCACGAGATGCGCATCACGACGGCCGCGCCGATGGAAGTTGGCGCTCTTCCCACAGGCTGTCTGCTGATCAAGATGAGCGTGTTCGACGATCTGGCGCAGCCGTACTTCCAGACTCCCGCGCACGTGACCGACGGCGAGCCGTGGATTGAAGGCGAGGACTTTTTCTTCTGCCGCACCGCGCGCGAGGCAGGGCACAAGATCTACCTCGATTGGGCGACGTCCTTCGCGATCGCGCACGTCGGCCAAAAGTCCAACACCATCACGACCACGCAAGCGGGCACGGGGGAAGCAAATGCGATCGTCCACTGACGAAATAGATCAGCCGGTCGACCGGCAAGACGCTGGCGATCGCAAGGCGGTTGCCGAGCGCGAGAAGCGCGCGAAGGTGCGCGAGGCGCGCCGCATAAACGGCCTCAAGCAGATCATGGGATCGGCCGACGGGCGCCTGTGGATGTGGCAATTCCTCTCTGCGTGCGGGCTGTTTCGCGTCGACTTCACGGCGAACGCGAGCAAAGAAGCCTTTGCGCTCGGCATGCGTAACGCTGGCATGCCGATCTTTGCCGAGATTCAGATTCACTGCATGGACGAATACATGACGATGACGAAGGAGAACTCGAATGTTTAAGCGCCTGCTCAACCGATTCATGTTGCTCGAAGGTGAGGGCGCGACCGATGCGCCGGCTGGCGGCGCACCCGCTGCTGCTGCACCGGCTGATGCCGGTCTGACGCCTCCCGCGAGTCTGCTCAACGACACGCCGGCCGAGGTGACGCCTCCGAAAGAGGGCGAGAAACCGGAAGCGGGCGAGAAGAAGGAAGGCGAGACGGCGACGAAAGAGCCGATCAAGTACGCTGACTTCACGATGCCCGAAGGCGTGGAACTCAATGCGGAAAAGCTCGGTGAGTTCTCGAAGATCGCGAGCGAGGCGGGCGTATCGCAGGAAGTAGCACAGAAGTTTGTCGATCTGTACACTTCTGAACTTAAGCAGCAATCCGAAGCACCGTATCGGGCATGGACGGATCTGCAAAACCAGTGGCAAGCCGAAGTCAGGAACGACCCCGTCATCGGTGGCGCAAACCTTGACAAGAATCTTGCCGCGACCAAAGCCGGGCTGAATGCTCTGCTCGGCGAAGACTCAAAAGCGTTTTACGAGGCGCTCAACATAACAGGCGCTGGCAACAACCCCGCAATCATCCGTGGTCTCTTCAAGGCGGCCCAATCCCACGCGCCCGCCACACCGGTAAATGGATCTCCAGGCGGCGGCAAGACCAAGTCTGCCGGCGCGACCCTTTACCCGACGATGGCCGGCCTCGGAAACGGGCATGAAGGTTAAAACTCAACCCTGAAGGAGCCACACAAATGGCAACCATTGGCGGCACCGCCCTGACCTATGCGGACTGGGCCAAGCGGATGGACGACGACGGAAAGGTCGCTACCATCATTAATCTGCTCTCGCAGACGAACGAAATCCTCGATGACATGCTCGTCGTCGAAGGCAACCTCCCGACCGGTCACAAGACGACCGTCCGCACGGGCCTCCCGTCGGCAACGTGGCGTCTGCTGAACTACGGCGTGGCGAAGACGAAGTCGACGACCGCGCAAGTGACGGATAACTGCGGCATGCTCGAATGCTATTCGGAGATCGACAAGGATCTCGCGGATCTGAACGGCAACACCGCGGAGTTCCGTCTGTCCGAAGACATGGCCTTCCTCGAAGGCATGAACCAGCAGATGGCGTCGACGCTGTTCTACGGCAACGTTACGGTCAACCCGGAACGTTTCATGGGTCTCGCCCCGCGCTACAACTCGGTGACGATCTCGACCGCGCAGACGGCCGCGAACGTGATCGACGCCGGCGGCACGCTGTCGACGAATACCTCGATCTGGATCACGTGTTGGGGTCCGAATACGGTTCACGGCATTTTCCCGAAGGGCAAGATCTCGGGTCTGCAACACCGTGACCTCGGCGAGTGGCCTCTGCAAGACGCGTCTGGCAACCTGTATCAGGGCTACCGGACTCACTTCAAGTGGGACATGGGCCTGACCGTGCGTGACTGGCGCTATACCGTGCGGATCGCGAACATCGACGTGTCGCTGCTCTCGGGCGGCTCGGCGGCGAACCTGATCAACGCACTGATCCGTGGCGTGCATCGTCTGCCGACGGCGCCGGTTCAAGTGTCGACCGAGCAGAAGTCGGACGCACCGGACGGCGCAATGATGCAGATGGGCAAGCTCGCGATCTACTGCAA